ATTACAGATTTCTACTTCATCACTCGGGATGAGATAAACTTTTTACTCACACGCCCCATGCAGTATATCATAACACAGTTACAGTTATCGACTATGCAATTTAAACCTAATGAATCGAAGAAATCGGCATTGTTAAAATTTACAAACCCCGTTAAAGAATTATTCTTCTCAGCGAAAGAAGAAACTGGTACAACCAACGTCACTGGATCTGTGTACGCAATTTCACAACCTGTAACGACCATCCAATACGCGCAAGAGTCTGTAATTTCGAATAATGGGTTAGTCGCTGTGGTCGCGAACACGTCTGTGGGGTTTGGTTCCGGAAGTGTTAAGATATTTGAAAAAGATTCTAGCGGAAACTGGCCTTCCACCCCCTCGGCGACGTACAATGGGTCCTCTACAGGTCAAGCGCTCGGACGGGTCCTAGGCATTTCGGATGACGGTACTCGCGTTGCCATGCAAACGTCCACGAAGATGGTGGTCGTGGAGAAATCGGTTACGACGACGACGACGTACACGGTGACGGTCGCAAGTGTAGATGGTGGTAACAGGTACCACATCGACGGTGTCGACCGTGCTCCTCTAACGTTCTATCGCGGAAACACATACATATTTGACCTTTCAGATGCGTCAAACGCCAACCACCCACTCGGCTTTTATCCGACGTTCAACACCGGGGTAGTCGACAACTATGGTACGAATCCACCCGGAACTACGGGTTCGCAATTAACATTCACAGTTCCCACTGGTGCACCGTCGAATATCTCGTATCTTTGCCAGACACATGGAGCTGGTATGGGTTCAACGATTACTGTCAGTGACCTGGGTTGGGCGCAGATCGGTTCGGATATAACGACACCCTTCAATACCATAACCGGAAGTTGCCTGACCGGTGACGGTACGAAGGTTTTCGGAACTTCTTCAGTACCCGACCCGTCGTCGGCTGATTGGAGTCAGGTGGGCCAAGATATCGACGGTGAGGCTGCGGATGACGAGTTCGGGCAATCGGTATCTATGTCCGCGGATGGAACGCGTATGGTGGTAGGCGCTGAAAAGAACGACGGTTCAGGGGATCGGAGCGGTCACGTGCGAGTGTACGATTGGGACAGTGGAACTTCTCTCTGGACCCAGGTGGGCCAAGATATCGACGGTGAGGCTGCAGGGGACCGGTCCGGGTGGTCGGTATCTATATCCTCGGACGGCACGCGCGTGGCGATAGGCGCTACGGGGAATGACGGCACCGCCGCCGCCGCCGGCCACGTGAGGGTGTATGAGGTTGTCCTATCATATGGCGTATTGGTGTGGACCCAGGTGGGCTCTGATATCGACGGTGAGGCTGGGGCTGACCGATTCGGGTACTCGGTATCTATATCCTCTGACGGCACACGCGTGGTGATCGGTGCTATCTTAAACGACGGCGTCACCGGCGCCATCTATAACGCCGGCCACGCGCGTGTGTACGAGGAGAGCGGCGGGACGTGGACGCAGATTGGCTCTGATATCGACGGTGATGTTGCAAACGACTACACCGGGCGGTCGGTATCTATATCCTCGGATGGAACGCGTGTGGCGATAGGCGCTCCCACCCAGGATTCCGGACGTGTGCGTGTGTACGAGGACATCGGCGGGACGTGGACCCAGGTGGGTGCCGACATCGACGGTGAGGCTGTGTACGACCAGTCTGGGCATTCGGTATCTATATCCTCGGACGGCACGCGCGTGGCGATAGGCGCTTATGGTAACGACGACATCGGCAATTACGCCGGTCACGTTCGGGTGTACGAATGGGACACGCCCGCTTTTCCTTCTCAGTGGACCCAGGTGGGCCAAGATATAGACGGTGAGGCTGCGAACGATGAGTTCGGGCGGTCGGTATCTATATCCTCGGACGGGACACGCGTGGCGATAGGTGCTCACGACAACGACGGCAATGGCTCCGACGCCGGCCACGTGAGGGTGTATGATTGGAACAGTGGAACTTCTCTCTGGACCCAAGTGGGCCAAGATATCGACGGTGAGGCCGCGGGGGACGAGTCCGGGTACTCGGTATCTATATCCTCGGATGGAACACGTGTGGCGATCGGCGCTCCTTTTAACGACGGTACCGGCTCCAACGCCGGCCACGTGCGGGTGTACTCACTCTCTACACCCACTATACCAAAAGTTTCATCATGGGAATACAGTGGTAGTAGTTGGTCACAGTACCGCCCCGATATCACCGTAAACACGGCCATATCCAGAATCTCTCACTCGACAAACGGTGAAATCCTGGGTTTGGAAGATGCGACCAAAACCGTGATATACGCGACGACCGGCTCGGTGTCTACGTATACCAGGCGCCACACTGATACTCAATATAGTGAAAGGTATCATTCATTATCGAGTGATGGTGCGAATTTGGTATCTTTGGGAAATTTGGGGTCTAAGGTGTGGAATGGAACAAACTATGTCTACGATGGCGTGGGGGGAACACAAGTCCCTTGGTATACCACTTCCGCTTCTAGCATGGTAGAGATCTCAAGGAATGGCAGCATCGTATTTTGGAATGATTACAGTTCTAATAGATTTAAGTTATACAGTAAATCTGTAGTCGACGGAAACGTCCAGTGGACATTGGAATCAAGCGAAGAATATTTTTATACCCCAGTGAAAATGTCGGCACTCGGAAGTGATGCTATCATAGTGTCCGGATCGGGGTCGGCGGGTGCCAAGATTTACGACATCACGGTCAGTCCGGGAGCTGGTGAAGACCGTCTACTTAACATCTCATCATCTGATCAGGCATTTTCTAGTCATGTGACGAATAAAAGATCTGATTACCGGTTCGTGAAGAATATTCGGTTTGAGTGTAACGGTAAACGTATGTTTGATCACACAGGTAAATATCTAGCCTACGAACAATCTTTAATACATCATACAGGATGCCCCGATCCCGCGTATGAATTTTATACATATTCGTTCGCTTTGAAACCAGAATTGTATTATCCTACCGGTCAGTTAAACATGAGTCGCATTATTCATAAAAAATTAGATGTAGAACTCGATGAAACATCTACTTCGCGGAATATAAACTTTTCGATATATGCTTTGAATTACAACCTTCTACATGTTGAGGGAGGAATAGCGGGTTTAAAATTTTAACGGGTTATATTAGAAATGGCAGGACGGGTGCAACTTGCCACTACGGGTACCCAGGATGCTTACTTCACAGAGAATCCTGAATACACGCATTTCATCAAACAGTTCAAAAAGCATACAAACTTTTCAGCGTATGACGTGTCCCACGACTTACACGGTCAATTGGAATATGGAGGTATTCTCAAGTGTACGATACCAGCGAACGCCGGTGATTTGATAAAAACTGTACGGGTACATTTTACACTTCCGCCGTTAGAAACCGATGGAACCAACTTTAGATACGTCGAATCTATTGGTCACGCAATATTCCAACACGTAGACCTCGTAATAGGTGGTCAACTCGTACAGAGAATCCCTAGAGATTGGTTACAGATCTATAGCGAGCATTACGTTACACAGACGAAACAGAATAATCTGGCTAAGCTGATAGGTAAATGCCCCGACGAATCATCTGGACTTCCTGTACGACATGCATCCATAGATCAACACTTACCACTCGCGACTACATCGACGAGTTATATAGTAGATATACCGTTCTATTTTCATAATAATCCAGAACTCGCAATTCCACTTTGCGCCTTAACAAATCAGGAATGTGAAATAGAAATTCAACTCAGTGATATTGGTAAATGTATTCACAATTTACCCAATATAATTCAACGCTCTTCACCAGACAATACCAATTTTGTTGTAACTGTGCAATCGACGGCGGGTGGTAATAAATTTTTCATAAACGGTGTACAGGCACCAGAGATAGAATTACAGTATGGTCGTACGTATACGTTTCAATTCGGAACGGCGCAACAAACGCTCCATCCGTTTAAATTATCGAGGGGAAGTGATGGATCTCACAATAATTGGATTGACTACCCGGATAACCAATCATCTACAAACGATTTCGTAACGATAACGTTGACGTTAACCGTAAACAGTGATACACCCCACCATTTGTATTATTACTGCGAGCAGCATTCTGGTATGGGTAATATGATACACATAAACACACAGCCCATAGATACAACCGGATTAAGTATCGAATCTATGAGTCTACACACCGAGATGGTTCAACTTAACGACCCAGAACGACAGGCGATTAAGAAAAGTAATCGCGACTACATCATCACACAGATCCAACAGGATACTTTTGAAATTCCGGTCTCTAGTTCCGAAGGTACGGATGAGTACAGGTTTAAAATGGATTTCACGAACCCTGTAAAGGAGTTATATTTTGTCGTTGCGAATATTCCCCTACCAGTTGAAAGTTTTATAAGCACGTTTGATTACGATTTTGTCTATCAAATCTATCCACCAGGCTCCAGTGGTAAATATGTAAACTTTGAACATCTCATCAGTTTAGGGATGGTTTTGGATAACGAAACAATTCTCGATGAAGTGACCGGAAATGTCGTACATCTCAGGGCCGTACAGAGTGGTATCCATCACTCGAGAACTCAATTATTCAGACGGTTTTACTCGTATAGCTTTGCATTAGAACCCGAGAAGTGGTATCCAACGGGTCAGCGCAATTTCAGTGCTATTAAGGAGCAAATCATAAACCTGAAACTGAATAGTGAATCGACTCTTAAAAGAGAGCTTAGAGTTTACGCGCTCGCTAATAATATACTCCGAATCAATGGAGGCAGCGGAAAAGTTATCTTCCCAAATGGTGGAATCAGCAATTAACATAATGCAACCGGTAATGGAGCACGCCGTCGTTTTATCAGGACAGTACGCTAAAGCGTGTGGTCGAGATATAATTTTAGCGAAGGATATGGAATACTGTTTAAAATACTGCGCGATGAACACAGTAGGTCAACAAATTGGATCGTATTTCCCGGATATTTACGAAGAAGAGGAATCTGAGGATGAAGAGGAAATAGAGACGGTCGATGAGGAGGAAGAACCTCCGTTTGCCCCGTATTCGGGAACAGATGAACTTTATATGAAAATCAATGAGGCATATGACGCATGGGATGGTTGGAATCCGACCAATCCGTCAGAAGAAATGATAAAAAATGCGATTGATAGTAATGGACACATCACCTCTCCAGGGATGGACGACTTCTAATTACAAAAGTTTTAAGGCAGTCGACGAGTCTTCAGAATCTGGGTCAGATTCAGATTCCGATTCGGAATCTGATACACCCAGGAAGGGCGACATCAGGGGATACAATAAGAATACATATAAAAAAATATTGATCGTCGAAGAGTTGCTACCAGAATAAAATCTACGCATACAATAAATGTCTTCCGATATCGCTGTCGATACCGTCCTCGCGATCTCCCGTGAGCTCGAGGCTCAGTCCCTCAACTCCGTCGTCGCTGGTTTCTCCTTCGCCGCGGCTCTTTCCTGGATGGACGTCGTTCGTTGGTCCATTCACCAGGTCGTCAAGGTTCAGAAGAACGGCGGCATGAACTATGCGCTCACCGCTCTCTTCACCACTCTCCTTTCCGTGATCGTCTACATGATCATCTCTCGCGTGTCTACTCGCGTCAGGAAGCCCGTTGCGCCCGTCTACGCGGTTACTCGCTAAACTTTCGAGGTTTAGTGAATACAATGAAGAAACAGCCGGTAAGTATGATTAAAAATATATAAACAAACCCATTCCATTTATTCAGGTCATCAGCCCTGCTTTGAATATTTGGCGGAAGACGGTATCCTTCAGTACGTTCTTCATTCTGTAATTCTGTACCCTTCTTTACCATAGGAACTCTCGATAATTTATCAACTGCACCGTCGATTGATAATTTTAATACATGATTCGCGTTTCTAAAATCGTATGGAATCAATCGATTATTACTACTGTAAAAGAACTGAATACGCAGTTTCGATATATTTTGTGAACCCGATTCGAAAGTGTGCTCCACGGTGTCGTCTACACCAGAATAATTGATGACGTCTCCGCACATCAGGATTCGACCAGTGTAGAAAGGTGTATCGGAATATACCGTCTTATTCAATTCTTCTGCACCGCTACTTATTTTTAGTATGAGCGCATCTGGACCCTGGAGATTTATACTTCCGGTCGTGAGAGTGTTATTCACCGACGTTACATTACTTGCAGGAAGTCCCAGAATATCATGCGGCGTCGTTAATCCTTCTGAACCGGTATCAAACCCGTTATCTCCACCGTAAAACTCAAATGTAAATGCACCCGCACCCCCAAATGTTAAATCGTTTTTACTCTTATCGTACGTTACACTTGAAATAGGTACCGAGCCAGCCTGAAATTTAGATAATAGTTCACTCGCCAATTCGTTTCCACTGTAATTTTCGTTAGGTAACGTTATGGTGGTACCATTAACCGAAAACGTGTTATTTCTGTCGTTTATAAGCAATTGACTCGCATGGATACGAGCCGATACCAGTGATATTTTAGAGACGTTGTATATGGGATTTTTCAATTCGACGACATAATCCCCTGGATTGGGGTACGCTACAGGATCGCGTTCTCCACTATCTATGTCTAACGTGTGTACGCTCATTAAAATAAGGGGATATATTTTAATCAGTGTGTTTATGCAAAAGATGAAATTGTTTACATGATCTGTTGGGTGAGGGGGTTGTTCTGAAGCTGTTGCTTGGCCACATTGAGACTGTGATCTGTGGCATACGGGTTAGCGTTACCCTTGTAGTGGTTGAAGTTGTAATACTTATTGTTATCGTATTGCTGTGTCCATCCACCGTTAAGAGGACCCGTGCGACCATCAATACGGGTGGTATCGAAACGCATAGCAGTGGGCATACCACCTTGGTTAAGGGGTCCCGCGCGAACATTCATACGACCAGCATTACCATGTCTATTCGCTTTACCACGACGGTCGTCGGGGCGGAAGCCATATGCAAACAACTCCTCGGAAGTGTACGGGCGCTGGGGAGACATAGCTTGAGATTCTCTGAGTTGAGAAGCGGGAGCCACGACGTGACCATGAGAGAAAGTGCTTATACCGGGAGCAAGCTGGTTGTTATACCTGTATTGTTCGACGTTACCATCCTTCTTGTTACGAGTGGGATCCGATACATGTTGGAGTGCGGACACAGTACGCTTAGCACCGTTAAAGCCGAGGCCGTCATTACGAGAACCGGTCATGGAACGGTTGGTAATACGTTTACCATTCACATGCTCACCCCTGGGAATATGACCACCGAAACCCTGGGACTTAGCACCGGCAACCGGGCGACGCTCGGGGAGATACGCAGTCTTTTCGGGGCGGTTATTCGCAATCTCACCCATCTTACCACGTCGACCACCGAAAATATCATGCGCGGGGCCACTTCTACCAGGTAAAGTAGTCATTCTATACGCACCCACATTCTCAGGATTCACGCGCACTATCTGGTGGAAACCACCCGCTGCTGGAACATCGGGACCAACTGCGATACCCGGGCCCACCTGTTGCCTCTCAATAGGAGAAAGGTTATTCATGCGACCGCCGTCGAACATACGATCACGCATTTCTAAAACTTCGCCACCACTCGAACGCCCCTGTGGTGCAATATCCGAAAAATTATTTACCTCAACTTTAGAATCGGGTAAATTGGATAAACTAACTGGTTTGGGAGACATGACATTAGGTACCTCTTCCTGCATTACAGGGATAGATGCCTGTTGAACGGTCAGGTTGTACTCCTCGGTCTTCTTTTTTTCACTTAAAACTTTTCCTGCATATGCCAATCCGGCGATAGCTACTAACGAAAGTGGATCCGCCATTCTTAATTTTAGAAGAGATTTTTATTGACCAGGATATCGCTTCATGAACTGCATATTCTGAGTTTCGGCTGTGGTGCTGACGGGATCATATTTTACCGTGTTGAGAGGAAGCTTGCATTTCATGTCTTGGAGAGGGAATAAATTTTGTTCGTACGTCTGGGCGACGACCTTGTTAAATCTAGATGTGGATTGAGGGCGGAGCATGTCACTCGTCTCGATAAACTGAGCGGGGGCACCCTTACCCGCCATGAAAGGAGAGGTACCGTATAACATGGTATTAGGTCTACTGGAACCATAGTTAAGGGTACTGGGCTGGGGGTAAGTGAATACCTCTTCCGTAGCACACACAGAGGGGCGAGCGGGATTTTCGACAATTTTCAATCCTGGTTGAAGCTGATATGCCATTTATTATTACATGAGAATATTATCTATCTAAGCTGGACCATTACCTCCACCGAACATACCACTACGCATATCACCAGTCGGATCTAAACCACCGAAGGCTTCTAATTG